CTTTTCAATGAACTAGACTTCATTGGTAGAAGTGCCAACGACAATTACCCACCTCACAACATTGTGAAAGTAGACAAAGAAAACTACTTGATTGAAGTTGCGTGTGCGGGTTTCGCAGAAGATGAACTGGAGATACAACAACACGAAAGAACTCTAACGGTTTCGGCATCTCACGATAAGAGAGGACGAGACTATATACATCAAGGAATTTCTCAGAAACCGTTTAAGAGACAATTTCGTTTAAGCGAATATGTACATGTAGATGGTGCTTCGCATAGGGACGGCATCCTGTCAATTAAATTGAAGGTAGTTCTGCCCGAAGAGAAGCGACCTCGTAAGATTAAAATCAATCAAAACGAGGAAACTACAAATGAGAAAGTGCAACAGCAAACATAGTAAACTTGATACGTTTGGTATGTTAGTGGCAAGTGTAATGACGGTAGCAACTATCATTATCACCCTCACGCCACTGTTTTAAATCATGAGGGACTTCGGTCCCTCTTTTTATTGGAATATAATATGAATCTAATCTATCAATACTGGGATGGTCCAGTTCGTGAATCTTGTCGTGCAGGTGTAGATGCAATGAAAGCATATGCAGAACGCATAGGCGCAGAATACATCTTCGAAGAGAACCCTCAGTTTCTAAAGAATCACTTCGGTTATAACTTTGGTGGTTACACTCCGCATTACGGTGCATTCAAACCTATCTTTGATGAATCGTTTGATAAGTATGACAATGTTCTATTTGTAGATACAGATGTATTCCCATTAGAAGGTCTGACACAGAATATCTTTGATGAGTTTACTGGCGAAATTGGTATCTGTACAGAACCAGAACAACCACGTATTCGTACAATCACAAAGGGTCGCATTACATCTAAACAAGATGAGAAATGGGCATCGTTGATAAAAGAATTATGGGACACTGAAGTACCACGTACAGATGATGGTCTTGTCGAAGTCTTTAATACTGGTATGGTATTGTATTCAAAACAAGCACGTGTTAAGGCACGTAATGAATGGTTAGACCCTGATGTATATGTTAACATATGCAGAACAAAAGGATTAGATTCGTTTTATACTTGCGACCAACCATATCTTCATGCTATGATGTTTATACACAAATTTGACGTACAGTACATGGATAATGGATGGAACTCATACATTCACTTCGCACGTACAGTAGACAAAGAAGAACGTTACTTATGTGACTGGAGAAATGCATCCACTAAGTTTGTACACGTACAGTTTGCAGGTGCAGATAACCTTGATGCGAAAACGCACCACAAGATAGTTAATCTACCTCAGAGTGAATGGGGTTTCAAACCGTAATGAAAGTCTATCAGATTGTAATGAAAGGCGATGAACGTTCAGAAGAGTATGCACGTATCTCACGTGAATCTTTTGAACCTCTTATATCTGCTGGTATTATTTCGGACATAATAACATATGACGCAATTACTCCAGACAGTGAAGACTTTCAAGAACATGTAGACAAATATTCATGGGCACCCTCATTGATGGGTGCTGATATGAGCGGACACAGACCAGACGACCATTCGCCTACAGAGAAAGCAGGAATGTGTTCTCACTGGGATTTACTACGCATTGCATCTGAATCAGATGAACGTATTCTGGTATTAGAACATGACTCTTTCATGATACCAGAACACTTTGACTTGTTTTGTGAACTGATTGAATATATTGAATTGCATGATACAATGTATGCTAATATTGGTTTGTTTATGGGATGTTACACAATACATCCTCATGCGGCAGGTTGGATGTATGGTCTACTTACAGACGGAGTGCCTCAGGGATTTCGTCGTAGATTTCCAATCAACTGCGGACCTTACTGTACACTACAAAGATTGTTTCGTACATACACAACAGGATATCTCGAACCAAATAACTTCCCTCGTGTAGTAGGTGATGCAAATACTTGTATACATCCATATCACCATTGTGATACGCTATACTTTGGACGTAAATGTGAGATACCATTTAATGAACCTGACCCGAATAGAAAAGAGAACAGATGGAAGAATCCCACTACACAAGTAATATCAAAACGACTTTGTGTGACTCAAGACCATCATGGATATAAAGATGACTGGCAAGAAAAACCATGGGAGAGACATGCCTATTTCGAAGTTATTGATTGACAAAAGGAGTCCACTATAGTATACTGTATGTTAATGATGAATAAGGTGATTGAATGAACAAAGAATTTTACACATCCGTATGTCGATACGGCAACAATCTTTACTATCGCGGTTATAGTAATGACAAAAGAGTAGCACGTAAAGTGCCATTCAAACCTACACTCTTTGTGCAAGGCGACAAAGGCACTCCTTGGCAATCGCTCGAAGGTCTTTCTGTAGAACCAATACAGTTCGATGACATGAAAGAAGCGACAGAGTTCACCAAACGTTATGAACACGTTTCAAACTTCAAGACCTATGGTAACACCAATTATGTTGCTCAGTATATCACAGAGCAATTTCCTAACACGATTGAGTTTGACCGTTCTCTGGTTGAAGTACTAAACTTCGATATCGAGGTACAGTCTGACGATGGTTTCCCCGAACCTCTACAAGCGGCATATCCTGTAATCTCTATTGCTCGACGCATGAATGATGGAATCTACTGGGTATGGGGTCTTGGTGACTACTCAGTGACACGTGACGACGTTTTATATATTAAGTGCGACAATGAGTTAGACTTACTTACTAAGTTTGTTGACAACTGGTCGCACCACAGTCCTGATATCATTACTGGTTGGAACACACGATTCTTCGATATTCCATATCTGGTCAATCGTATGACTAAGATTACTGGTGATGATAAGTTAGCAAGGAAGATGTCTCCGTGGGGTCGTATCTCTGAACGTAATCAAACTATCATGGGTAAGAAGCACCAAGAGTTTATTATCGAAGGTATTGAACACCTTGATTACATGGAGATATTCAAGAAGTTTACATACACACAACAAGAGTCATATCGTCTTGACCACATTGCGCACGTCATACTTGGTGAACGTAAGTTGTCATACGAAGAACATGGTAATCTCTATACTCTATACAAAGAAGACCACCAGAAGTTTATTGACTATAACATCAAAGACGTTGAGTTGGTTCACAAGTTAGATGAGAAACTTGATTTGATATCATTAATCTTGACTATGGCATACAAAGCAGGTGTGAACTATGGCGATACTCTAGGTACTACAGCGATATGGGATTCTATCATATATCGTTTGCTGAACAAGAAAAACATTGCAGTACCGCAACGTGTAGAGAAAGCAAAGACTGACTATCCTGGCGGTTACGTGAAAGAACCACAAGTCGGTAGTCATGAGTGGGTTACCTCGTTCGATTTAAACTCACTCTATCCTAATATCATTGTACAATACAATATGTCTCCCGAGACTGTACTTGACGGATTCTATAATAATGTGTCGGTCGATGCATTCTTGAATCGTGAAGTTGATGTAAGTGAGCATGACTATTCACTGGCACCAACTGGTATTTCATTTACTCACAAGAGACGTGGTGTTGTACCTACAATAATCGAACAGTATTATTCTGAACGTCGAGTAATTAAAGATGCTATGCTTGAAGCACAGCAAGAGATGCAGAACAATCCAAGTCAAGAACTTGAATATAAAATAACATCTCTAAACAACCAACAGATGGCAATCAAGATTCTGATGAACTCACTTTATGGTGCACTAGGTAATCGTTGGTTCCGTTACTTTGACCAACGTGTAGCAGAATCAATTACACTTGCTGGTCAGTTAGCAATCAAATGGGCAGAGAGAGCAGTAAATAATGAAATGCAAAAACTTCTTAAAACAGATGAAGACTACGTTGTGGCAATTGACACCGATTCTGTTTATATTCGTATGGGGGATCTCGTTAATAAGTTTTCTCCTTCTAATCCGGTAAAGTTTCTTGATAAGATATGTTCAGAACATTTCGAGAAAGTCCTTGAGAAAGCATATGATGAGATGGCATCTATTACTGGTGCATACACAAACCGTATGGAGATGGGTCGAGAAGTTATTGCTGACCGTGGTATCTGGACTGCCAAGAAGCGTTACATTCTGAACGTACACAACAACGAAGGTGTACAGTACAAAGAACCTAAACTCAAGATGATGGGTATTGAAGCAATCAAGTCCAGTACTCCACAAGTCGTGCGTGATAAGTTCAAAGAAGTATTTCGGGTCATCATAGAAGGTACCGAATTAGATACACAACGGTTCATTTCAGACTTTAAGTCCCAGTTTAAGAACTTACCGCCCGAAGACATTTCGTTTCCTCGTGGCGTATCAGAAGTGACCAAGTGGTCTGACCGTAAGGTGATATACAAGAAAGGTACGCCTATTCACGTGCGTGGTGCGTTGGTATATAATAACGCAATCAAGAAAGAATCTCTTACCAAGAAGTACACAACCGTACAGAATGGCGAGAAGATTAAGTTCTGTTACTTGCGTCAACCAAACAAGGTTGGTGAGAATGTCATTTCATTCCCTCTGAACTTGCCACAGGAACTTGGTCTACATTCTTATATTGATTACGACTTGATGTTTAACAAAACATTTCTTGCTCCGCTCGAACCAATTCTAGATGCAGTTGGTTGGGAATCAGAACCACGTGCGTCATTAGAAGATTTCTTTGGTTGACATATGCCTTTTAATTTGTTATGATGGTTACTATGAATTACGAACTTACTATATTTAAAAATCAGTTTGACAACAAGACCCATAAACGAGTCTCACTTCCAACGTGGGACAAGTTTGTGGAATTACTTCATGGGTTATCACAACAGAAAGGTGAGAAAGGTGGTAGAAATTCTAGTCCTCTTATTAGTCCTGCTATGTTTGCGACCGATACGACACGTTCTAATAAAAATACTTTATATTGGGGTAATTGGTGTTGCGTTGATGTGGACGACCACAATTATCCTACTACTTCTCTTGTCGATTTAGAAGACGCAATACGAGAAGACTTTGGTCATCTTGACTATGTTGTATACAGCACAGCAAGTTCACGT